GCGGAATTAAAGGCAAGAGGCCAAGCGGGATGCCCAATGGAAGGCCCACACTTTACTCTCAGCAGCTTTCTAAAAAAATCTGTTTAGCCGTTGCTACGTCTATCGATCCCCTCAAAAAGATATGCGAAGACCATCCAGAATTCCCAGTGGCACGAATGATTTATGAATGGAGATTTAAACACAAAGAATTCGCCGATGCATTCAACGAAGCAAAGGTTCTCCAAGCCCAATTATTTGCTGAAAGCATTGACGAAGAGAGCCAAGGAATAAATACATATATCGACAAAGAAGGTAATGTTAGATATGACTCTGCTCACGTCGCTGCCAAACGATTGTTGACGGACAACAGAAGATGGATAGCTCAATCGATTGCAAGCAAGATATACAACAAACCCAATACACTAGAAATCAAAACTGACACAGACGAAAAAGACGCTATAATTAAGAAACTACGCGAAGAATTAGACAAGGCAAACAAAAAGGATTTCTAAGTGATACTCAATAGGTCTAAAGAAGAAGAGGCGTCACGACTTAGAGGTTCGTTGCTTGAGTTTTGCCGATTCTTTTATAAGCATCTGACCGGGCGTGATTTGATTGTTTCTAATCCCGCTCAACGTGAATCGCATCATATCACCCTTTGTCGTGAGCTTACTATCTTGCATCGAGAGCCCCAGGATTATTACGGGCTTTGTATTAACATGCCTCCGGGCTATGGAAAGACCCTGTTTGTAAGCATGTTCATTGCCTGGTGCTATGCGCACAATGCAGATTGCAACTTTCTCTATGTCTCATACTCTAGCGAATTAGCCACTAAAGCCACCGCGTTTATAAAAACCATTCTTAATGATGAGCTTTTTAGTTATCTCTTTGATGTTCACTTACGCCGCGACTCAAACGCCAAAGATGATTTTAAGACGACCTTAGGCGGAAATGTGGTCGCCCTGGGCTCTTTGGGCTCTGTAACTGGGCAGAACGCAGGACTACCAGACCAGCCTCGATTTACAGGCGCTTTAATCATCGATGACCCTATTAAGCCCGGGGATGCCCATAGCGACAAGGTACGCAACAGCATTCTTGAAAACTATCGCGAAACACTAAGCCAGCGTACGCGGGGAAAATACGTCCCTATCATCTTTATGGGGCAAAGAGTTCACGAGCAAGATTTGGCCGCCTTCTTCTTTAGTGAAAATGAAATCAGAAGATGGAAAAAGGTTGAACTTACGGCTCTTGATGACAATGACATGGCCCTTTACCCGGAGATAGACACGCGCGACAAGCTCATAGCGATGCGTGAAAAATCTCCTTATGTGTTCTGGTCGCAATACCAGCAAAAACCCGTACCAGCTGGAGGAGCCCTATTTAAGCGTGACTGGTTTGTGCAGCTTGAAGAAGAGCCGCAAATGTCAATTACGTTCATCACCGTGGATTCCGCCGAGACAACTAAAGAGTACAATGATGCCACAGTCTTTAGCTTTTGGGGTGTGTATGACATACAACACATGGGCATGAGCACAGGCCAAACAGGTTTGCACTGGATTGACTGCATGGAACTGCGCATTGAGCCCAAAGACTTACTTGATTACTTCAATGACTTCTACGGCTCTGCATGCCGATATCCTGTGCCGCCAGGTATTGCAGCTATCGAGAAAAAATCAACAGGCGTGACCATGGTTTCCTCGCTAAAAGAAGCCAGGGGGATTAAGATATGGGACATTCCACGCAGCGGCGCAAGCGGAAGCAAATCCGATCGCTTTGTTGAAATACAAAGATGGGTAGCAGAAAAGAGAATCTCGATTAATGCCGGAGCTAAGCACAAAGAGCTCGTTTTGAAACACATGGAAAAGATAACGGCAAATGACGCGCATCGCTTCGATGATATTGCAGATACGTGCGCGGATGCAATACGCCTTGTGTTTATCGAGAACCGCCTGCAAAATACAAACAAAGCTATTGACAATACCACTGCAAGTCGCATCATGCGCCCGCAGAAAATCCTATTAAATACGCGCTCAGGGGTTGGACATGATTCTATCTAGCGACACAAAGTTAGAAGTTATACGCAAAAATATCGACTCAGCTTATCTGTATTTTCAAAGAAACTACCAGCGTTTTGACTTCTTCAAGCGCATGATTTATGAAACAACGCTTACTGATAACCAAAAAGCATTTCTTGCGGCGCTCAATAGGCCAATTGCAGAATTTAATTTATACAATGCTTATATAGCTAGATTGGTGGGCGAGTTCACTAAGATTGATCCCACGCTCAATGTTAAGCAAGAGCCGGCCATTAAAGAAGAAGTTGACCCGGTCAAAATGAAATTAGCCCAGGCTCATATTCATTACATTATCCACGAGTTCAACCAAAACTCTGGCGGCAAAGAAACATACAAGGACTCACTTGGCGGCGGCTTTGGAGTGGTCAGAATTAGAACTGACTATTCGCATCCAATGTCGATGCAGCAATGCATCAAGATGGAGAAGTGCGACCCCTGTATGGTTGGCTTCGACCCTATGGCGCGCTTACCACATAAGGGTGATGGGCGCTACAGCTTCGAACTGTTTCCCCTTGCAATTGAAGACGCCAAGATACGTTACCCTAATGCCGATTTTGATTCCCTCAAAGGCATGTCATCACAAGGCCCATTCAGATGGTCTGTGAACGGGGTAGACGGCTCGCAATCTGTAATAATCTGTGAGTTCTTCGAAAAACGAAAGAAGCACGTTCAAATAGTCCAGCTGTCCGATGGGCGTATTATGCCAAAGAGCCAATACAAGAAAATACTTGAGTCGTGGAATGCTTTCGCCGTACCGCCTGAGCAAGTTGGTGAGCCTCGCTGGACAACACAAGAAACAATATGGCGTTATGAAATTTGCGGCAATACAATATTAAAAAGCACACCAACAGATTGGTGTTATTTGCCTCACGTGTTCTTTGACGGCGACTCAACGATGCTGCGCGAAGAAACAAGCGGCAGCGTATATCAGTTTACGCGCCCAGCAATTTACAACGCGAGAGGCATTCAAGACCTTAAAAATTCATCGGGAATTGCGCTACTAAACCACCTTGAAAACATGTTGCAAAGTAAGTGGGTGGTCAAGAAAGAATCGATTCCTGAGGAACAAGATTACATCGATGCGATTACAAACATCCAGACCGTCAACACGGTTGTTGTCAATGCGTACAGCGAGAACAACCCGAATCAGCCTATTCCTGAGCCTATACGCGAAGTAGTGCAACAGCCCGCGCCACCTGAAGTGATGGGCGCATTCAATAGCGCAGAGCAAACCTTCCAGGCAATACAAGGCGGGTTCTCTTCTAATCTTGGAAAAGATAGCTCTAACCTATCCGGCAAAGCGATTATCGAGGCGGCTTCACAAGATAATGCCGCGGCGCTTCCATTCATTGATGGCTACTTAAAAGGCCTTGAGTGGTGCGGAGTTGTCATGCTTGACCTGTTGCCTAAGTATATTTTAGGTGAGCGCTCAATCCCGGTTAGATTGCCAAACGGGGAAACAAAGACGGTTATCATCAACCCAAAGAACACAAAGACTTTTGATTTCAGTCCATACTCTTTGAATCTAACTATTGAGCCTGGATTTAGCTTCCAAGTTCAGCAAGACAAAACAGCACAGCAAATAATTGGGTTCTCGCAGGCCATGCCTGGATTTGGTCAGTTCATGAACTCGACTTTTGGAATGCCGATATTGCTACAGAATATGACTATGAAGAATGCTAATGAACTGCAAGAAGCATTCAAAATGTATTCTAAACAACAAGAAGAGGCTCAGAAGAAAGCGGCACAGCAACCTAATCCAGAAATGCTTATCGGTCAAGCGGAGATGCTTAAAGCTCAAGCTGACATGATAAGGGCGCAAGCCGATGCTAAGCGCAAGGCGGCGGAGTCAGAAGTTGCAGCCGCAAAAGTCATGGTTGACCAGCAGCGCGTGGACAACGAATCAATTGAGACTACAATAAAAGCAACGCAAGAAGAAATCAAAGATGCAATGTCTAGAGAAAAGGACAAAGCGGACTTGGTAGGCAAGAATATTGAGAATGTTCAAAAATTATTAGAAATCGGAAGGGGAAATCAAAATGACCAAGGGATATAAGCCAAGCTTTCATGATGTATCAAGTGAGAACGGCATTGCAAAGCTAAAAAAAGATGGTTTTGAGCGTCACGAAGTCATGGGTGCCATACATAATCACACTCGTGGAATGGACACAAAAACAAAAAGAGAATTCGTTAGAAACTTTATGAAACAACAATAAGTTGAAAAAACGAGAGTTTTGTACATATAATTAGAGAAATACCCCTGCGGTACATCCGCAGCGATTCATGCCCGTAAGTCATGCTGACGCCACCATGCGATAAAATGGTCGCCTCGTAGTGCGACAAGCTACGCTTACGGTGATTTCGATATAAAATCAGGAGTTAGATTAATGGATGTTGAAAACGATAATGCACAGGATTTGGCGCAAGATTTATCTCTTTCTCAAGAGCCCGAGGCGCAGCAAGAAAAGCTAGTTCCTCAGTCTCAGGTTTCAAGCGCTCTTCGATATGAGCGTGAAAAGGCTTATGAAAAAGGCAAGAGAGAGGAAGCGGCTCGACATGAGGCCATGGCTAATGCTAAGCGTGAAAGTCAACAAGCTTATGCAGGCCAGGGATATTCTCAAGAAGAAATGCGAAAAGTCGCGCAAGAAGAAGCAGTTCGATATCTTAAAGAGCAGCAACAGCAAGCGCACACACAGCAAACTGTTAGCGCTTTTGTAAATAAGATTGAGGCCGCAACCGAAAAACATCCTGAGCTTAAGAATCAACTATCAAGCATTGATTTCGACTCATTTGCACCAATCGCAGCTTTAGCGACTGACTTAGATAATACGGCGGATATCATAGCTCACATAGTAGGCGACCCAATGAAAACGGCGAACCTTCTGACTTTGATAGACAAGCAGCCCCAAAAAGCTGCGCAAGCCATATATGAAATAAGTAATTCCCTGAAGCAGAACGACCAGGCGCAAAAACTGAATACCCAGGCTAGCGAGCCTTTTGGTTTAATCCAAAGGTCTGGCCAGAGTGGCATGGGGGATGAATCGAGTTTTTCGGTATCTGATTTTAGAAAGATGTACCGATAATATACCGATAATCCTCCGTGTAAATTTTATACATTGGAGGATTAGAAAATGTCTGTTCCACAAAACCAACTAGTCCGCGTTCAGACTTATCAAAAAGCTGAATTAGCGGTGATGCAAAACGAAAACGTGCACATTGACGTTTCAAATAAAAAACTCAAAGATTTTAATGACAAAACCGCACAATTAGGCGATAGTGTAACGTTCGACTTAACGCCACGTTATGTGTCTTATAGAGGCCTTGGCCCTGTAACGCAACAGCCTTCTAATCAGCGCTTCCAAACTTTAGCTTGTACGCAATCCTTAAACGTAACCTCAGCGTTCAGTGAACAACAGTTCATTTTCAACGTTCGCGACTACATGGACAGATTCGGTATCGGTGCAATTGCTGAATTAGGCTCAGATTGCGAAACTGACGTAGCCCTCAACTGGGTAACTGGCGTTACTGTAAACAGCCCTGACCATGCCGATTTCGGCTTGCGTCAAACTGATTCAGGCCCATTCCGTTTCTTCGGCGATGGTGTTAGTGCGATTAACTCGTTCCAGCAACTAGACCAAACCATCAGAAACTTCCAGGATTTCGGCGCTGCTAAGCACGATTTAAAGATGTTTTTACCATCCACTTACATCTCTCAAATCGTTGGATCTGGGCTGAATCAATTTGCTCAAGACCGTAACAATGAATTAGCTAACAAATGGCGTTTAGGCCGTGTTGGCGTATGCGAAGTATATGAG